AAGCGATGTTGTCGTTGTTGGCCAGCGTCCTCATCATCATGTGTGAGGCTGGTACAACGATTGATTTGCCTGTGTTGTCTGTGGTCAGTCCTGAAGGGTAGAACACTCCCAGGTAATCACTTGAGCTCACAAGCCCATCCTCACCGTTGTCCAGTGCTGACGCAGTGTTGTTTGCCCAGTTCTGTATCGCTGTAGATGTACCCACTAGTCTTAATGGTGTGTCACCTACCACGAACGCAGTGTTGTTCCTGTCTGTGTTCAGGTTGATCATGTTCTGTATCACTTCTGGATAACCAGGACAAGCGATCACGTTATAACCTCTTTGGTCTTCTCTGATTGCTTGGTTGGTGTCTATCTCAGATTTCAACTGTTCTACGATGACCTGTCTCTGTGCCTTCCTTCCGAAAGTGCCAGAGCCATCCGCGTTGTTGCTGGACTTGGTCACCCATCTGTCTGGATAGTAAGTGCTGACAGACTCGTTGTTGTATCTTATGTTACCTAGTCCTGTTGAACCCGATCCAGGATAAGCAGTCGTTGTTATGTAACTGTTTCTGTACTCTTTGACATTGTAACCAGAACGTCTCGTGTTCCATAACAAGATACCCTGTGGGTAGTTGTCTGGGTTTGGAGCATCTGGGTCTAGGAAGTCATCACTCAACAGGTCCTTGATTGTAGAAGGTGTACCTGCCGCTGTCGATGTTCCTGCCGCTTTGTCTGTTGAAGTGTGCCATCTAGCGTCAGCAAACACGATACCATCTTCCGTGGTCTGGTCTGCTTTGTCAACTAGCACCCAAGCCGCGCCTGTCGTGGTCACTGCCACTTGGTTTGCTGTGTTGCTCGAGCTCAATGTGGCTGATGTGTTGTACTTGTAAAGTTTTGGATAGTTCTCTAGATCACTGGTGTCGATCCATAAGTCATTGTCAACAAGGGCAGTACCATCTGACTGTGTGGTAGGTGCTGTTGCTGAGAACTGTGGACCATTTGGATCTGTTGAACTGTACACCTGGGCGTAACCTTTCCAGGTTGTGCCGTTGTGGGTCATGATGTCCGCAACATCTGAGTTTGTGTCATACCAAAGTGTGCCATCTGCTGGCTCGTTCGTTGGGGCACTCACTGATGCTGTGTAACTCAATCTCTTCCAGTTCGAAGCCATTATGCCGTTGTTGGCGCTTGAGTCAATGGTCTCTCCTGTTGGCACGTCATACAAGTTGTCGATCCGTGTGCTACTGTTCGCTGTGTATGTGCCGTAACTGTGTGCTGTGTCGGAACTGAATCCTGCGTCAGCCAGTGGTGTACCCGAAGTGTCCACCATCCTGAAGTCACCGCCCAGTGCGTGTGTCATCACGATCTCACCCGTTGTCAACTTGCTGGCGCTGACGTTTGTCAGTCCCGCACCGTTCACGGCGGCTATGAAATCATCAGCACCTGTTCCGGCCAGTGTTACTGTCACTGCTGAGTTCAATGCCTCTTGGTTCTTGATTGATTCCTTGATTGTGAAAGTATTTCCGCTTGTGAAACTTGGTGAAGTGTCGTTACTTGTGATAGTGGTCACCCCGCCTTCGTATCTGAACAATTGGAAGTCACCCACGTTTGGAGTTGTGTCAGAGGCGTCCGCCGCTGTCATGCTCTGTTCCGTGATGTTGTACTGTGCGTACAGTGATCCAACAGTTAGGTTTGCTCCACCACCCGCGGCGTCTAGGTTATAGATCGCTGAGTTGTGTGTGGCGTACAGTGGGCTGGCCACTGTTGAGAAGCTGGCATCTGATGTGCTGTAAACTTTTGATACAAGATTTGCACCTGAGTTGGCGCTAGTTGTCTTGAACCAAACTGAACCGTTGGGTCTGTTCTCGTCTGCTGTCTTCCAGGTCGGTCTGTTGGTGTGTTTGTCTTGTAAAAATTTTACACCGTTTTTGAGACCTGCTGTGATTCCTAATTCTGCGAGTACTCCGTTACCTTCGTCAAATCTAATAGTTGCTGTACCACCAGATGAGTCTCCTAACGCTTTACCGTTGTGGAATATCTCTAGGTTACCTGTTGTGCTGTTTACACTTGCTGATACGTTTGTCACATTTGAACCAATTGCTGTGGCAACATCTGATAGAGCTGTGCCACCTGGTGTGATTGTAACACCGTTCATGACAAAAGTGTTACCACTTGTAACCGTAGTTCCTGAAGCAACTGTCACTACAGGTAATGATAATGACCAATCTTCTGATCCAACTATAACCCAAGTGTTACTTGCTGTCTTCTTGTAAATCTTGTTAGAAACATGTGTGGTGTTGATCGCATATTGTCCGATTGTTCCAATTGATGTCTTCGGTGCACCAGTGCTCACCGCGCCAACTAGGTCACTCGTTGAAGTGATCAGTATCGGAGTTATTGTTGTGAATGCTTGGTTAGTGGCAGACCATTCAAAGATACCATACGAGCTTGATGCAAGGTCAAACCAGTATGTGCCATCTGTCGGTGCCGCTGTCGGAGCCGATGCGCTTCCGATCAATCCGTTGGTGTCAACGTTTGCTCTCAGCACGTATGCTCTGTTGGCCACTCCTAGGAAACTGTATGCGGCCTGTAGACCCCATTCGTTCAATTCATACCCGTGTAATGAATTTCCTGAAGCGTCAGTGTAGAATTTTGGATCTCCAAAAGTCTCTGTCAATTCTCTCTGTGACGAGATAAGGTAAGCAGTGTTGGCGTTGGCTGTAGTTGTTCCTGCCGCAGTTCCGTCTCCCGCTCCGTTGGTCTTGTCCTGTGATGATGCTACTATGAACAGTGGTGTTGTACCCGCATCTGATGGTACGTAGAAACTTTCGTTTATTACTGAAACTTCTACTCCTGGTGATGTTAAAGCCATTTTTCGTATTCTCCTTGCAAGTTACGTGTATACTAGAGTTATTTATTATATCGTACGGTTTTTACGACAGAATTTACCATTTTCCTGGTGCCTATATAGGCGACGTAAATATGCTTATGCGATACCGTGACAGACCCATTTGTAAGCAGTGTAAATCCAAGCCTAGAGCCTATGCATACCAACGATATGGCAGGATCTATTGGCGTAGTTTATGTGACACATGCAGTAGGAAAGTTGCTGGTAAACGTGTGGGCGGGATCACTGCCCTTCAGCGTTCAGGATACAAGAAACTAAAGAAATGCGAGATGTGTGGTTTCAAGGCACAGGAGAAAGCACAACTGGATGTGTTGTTCGTGGATGGGAATCTGCGTAATACCGCGGTGAATAATCTAAAAACTGTTTGCGCCAATTGCCAGCGGTTGCAGGGGATCCGGCGTCTGGGCTGGAGGATTGGTGATCTTGTTGCTGACGACTAGGTCGTCTACTTTTTTGTAAAGATCTTCCTTTGTGCCGTCGTTGTCTATCACATGGTCAAATGACCAGCCCATCCAGTCCCATTCTGATCTGTGGGCACCCTTGTCCTGCATCTCCGCACGTGTGGGCAATTCACCTCTCTTGACTAAAATTATCTGACCGTTGTTTTCTTTGATGGTCTTCAATTCATTCTGGAATCTCGTGTCTGATATGACCGTGGGTTGGCCGTCGTATCTCGACAGGCAACTGTCTATCCATATGGCATCATGCATGTGCTGTCTCATCACTTCGGTCCCAAAGTGTTGTAGCACCCATCTCGGTGTGACAGGCTTGCCAAACTTCTTTGACCAGAATTCGTCGGGCTGTTCCCTCCACTGCCTGCTGTCGTCACCGTTGCCTTCCAGCATCTCGCGATCCCAGTTGAACATGGCACTCACGGCATCCTTCAGACTCTTGGCGAACGAGTCCCTGCGGAACCCGTGTTTTTCCTCTAATCTTTTTGATACGGTATCTTTACCAGAACCTATCAATCCTACTACACCTATCAGCATAGCATTATTATACTATTTTTTCAGACGTTTTTCAATCTCTTTGATTGCTTTTCTCACAGATCGCAATATGGAAGCCCTCAAGGTCTTCTTGCGTTCTTTCAACGCCTTGATGCTCATTGTTTCCAATTCCTCTACCAACTTTTCCAGTTCATCTAGCGTGAGGTCAGAATAATTCTTGTAATTGGATTTTGTCATGACATTGTTATTTAGATGTTGTCTGGTCTGAATTAACCAATAACAAAACTGTGTGGAGTGCCACCTTCTTGGAAGTTGCCTATCTCTTGGTCAAGTCTTTCAATCTCGGCATTGCCTTCGTTCTTGAGTGCGTCACCATTTAATGTGGTTCCGCCCTGTGGTCCTGCTATGGTGTTGAACTTGCCCCTGGCCTCTCCCAGCATGATCTTACACACGGCCAACGTATAGTCCCTGATCCACGGCTTGGCGTAGATGTCCTTGAACAGTGTGATGTCCGGTCTGTAGTTGTCAGTGTGCATCAGTACGGTCTCGTTATCTGCCCTTGGTCTCTGCGTGATGGTCAGTTTCTTCGTTGCCACGTCAAAGTGGAACTGTATGAAACTTCCAAACATCTTTCCAACCAGTTCCTGATAACTCGCGAAAGCGTAGTAGGTGGCCAGTCCGCCCGTGGCCCCCGCCCTCAAAAGATAGGTGTTGGTGTAGGCCAAGTTGAACGGTTCGAACAAGGTCCCACCTTCGCCGCCTTCGGTCCTCGATCCCACGGTCCTCCTGTTTAGGTTCCTCACATTGATCACCTCGTCTGGTAGGATGTAGGAATTTTGGTTCTTCTTGAGTTCTAGGAAAGCGTATGATTCTTCCACGGCGTTTGATGATCTCTGCCTGTATCTGTTTGTGGCTCTTTCCAGTGCCGTTTGGTAGTGTTTTGGGTCCAATTCCACGTCGATCATGCCCTCACCGAGGTTGTTCTTCACATAATCAAATATTTCCTGTTGGCTTGTTTGAAGTTCTGACATAGTCGTATTTATTGGTTTGAGCTATACAATAAATATGTATGATATGCCTAGACTGTCGATTTTCAAGCCTGAAAAGGGAAATGATTACAAGTTCTTTGACCGCAACATAAAAGAGATGTTCACGGTGGGGGGCACGGACCTACACTTCCACAAATACCTAGGTCCCTATGACCAGGGCGACACCAACAAGGATGGACCAGCCTCACCCAGCCAACCCAGGGTGACGGGCAGTGATCTAAACGAGACCACGATCCAGGATCTGCTGTTCCTAGAGAACAGGGATAGGAAATACGCAGACGACGTGTATGTTGTTAGGGGTATATACAATGTCCAGGACGCGGATTTCAACCTATCACAGTTTGGAATGTTCCTACAGAACGACACTTTATTTTTAACAGTACACTTGAACG